ATGAAAATATTTGCTGTTAGAATTGGCAATAAGTATGGGCCAGAATACGAAGATTACCTTAAAAGAAAATTACCAGAATACGATTTAAATTGGATAAGAGAACCTATTAACTCTAAAATTCAATTACAGTGGAATAAAATGCACGTAATGAATTTAGATTTAAACGAACCTATTTGTATTATTGATATTGATATATTATTAGTAAATGATTATAAAAAATTATTTGAATATCCCATAAAACAAGGTGAATTTGTAGCTATACCTGGTTGGTGGAGAGATGATCAATCGTATATTATTAATGGTGGTTTTTTTAAATATTATCCTAAAGATTGCAAATATATTTACGATAAGTTTATGTCTGACGTAGACCATTGGCAAAGTTTTTATATTAAAAATGGTACAACAACAGGACCAGTAAATGGTGAACAACACTTTGTAGAAGATAGTGTAAAAGAAAGATTAAAATTAAAAACTATACCTAATAGTTGGGTAACTAGATGGTGTTCTAATAGTAATGCAATAGCAGGTAAAGATTATGAAAAGTGGCAGTTTAAAACAAGTTTAAAATATCAATCATTAACAAACAACAAATACATATACTTTGGCGGAACTTTTCATCCAGATATTAAACTAGTACATTTTACTAATGCTGTAAATAAACCACACGAGTGGCCTGACTATATTAAATTTTAATTGTTTCGTAGGCCTCTTGCCAAGAAGAAAATCTATTTTGTTTAAATCTTAAACTTACAGCTGCTCTTTTATCTGTTTTAGACATATAAGAAATGCTATGAGCTATATCTGTTCTAACTAAAATTGGCTTAGTGCCATCAATTTCAGCCATCTCTAATACTTTAAATTCATTAGAACGATCTCTAATTTGGTTATAATGACTATCATAATGTATGCCATTTAGGTAAAAAAATTCAGGTATTTTACTAGAACTAATACTAGGATATATTTTGTTTATATTTTTAGTGTCCCACCAATAAAATTGAGATGTTGCTGGATACAACTCTAAATTAATGCCATAATACCAGTCTTTCCATTGACCGTCTTCGAAATAAATATCCGAGTGTATGAGTGCATCTTTTTTGGTTCTTATTGCTTCGTTACTATGATGACCTTGAAAAAGAATACAAACATATGGTTCCATTTTTAATTTAGAAAAAATATCTAAAGCTTCTTCTGTTAAATATTGACTAGCATTTTTTAAAATTTTGTAACCACAAAAAACTCTAGGTGGTGTTTCATCATATATCTTTTTATTTAATATATTATTAAAATTTAAAAATCTAAAATTGTTCATCTGCAATATTTTTGTAATATGTTGTAACTTGATCTGCTGGGTCTATCATTTTAGGAGATACATTATCTGGCATTTCATTTAATTCTTTTTTTAAATATTTAATCAAACTTTTTAATTCTGTCCAATATTCGAAATGATACATTTTATAATAACTATTTAACTTTGTTCGAAGTGTAAAATCTTCATCTCTTAAATCTTCAAAACCTGACCTTTTAATTCTTTTTTTAAGCTCTGGCCAATACTGACTACATACATTATATTTACTAGATGAATTACTTAATTTGCCTTTTTTCAGGTTTCTATGTAATTCATGCAAAAAAGAATCATCTAAAAAGGATAACATTATTTCAGGTGTGTATTGAAAAAATCCAGGTATAGCCGGTCTATTTAATTTTATAGGATAACGATACCAAGTTGCTATTTTTTCTCTTTCAACAAGAACCCAATCTACATTATTCTCATATCCTATATCATTCGTATTTTTTCCGCCACGTCTTAATGCTTTTTGTATAGCAATATCTGTTCTTGCCGTATAACACTCACCTGAACCTAAAACTGGTAAACCATCTACTTTACTCATCAACCACTGCTGTGTTAATAATTGCGGACTTATACATTTACTTGTTTCTGCAATTTTTAAACAATCTTCTGAAAGCCAAAATTTTTTAATATCAAGTGTATGTATATTTAATTTGATTTTTAATGAATTACATATTTTTTCGGCCCATCTTCTATCATATCTATTATAAGTTTCATAATCTACAAAATGCACGTTAAATGGAACTTTAATTTCATAAAAAGAACGTAACATCATTTCACTATCCAAACCACCTGAAAATAATAAATCAATAGGCAATCCTTGTCTTTTTTCGTATATGGTACTGGCCGCAAATTTACATTCTTCTCTCCAGTCTTTTAAAGGCCTTTCACACTGACCATATTGTACTGTCCAGTTATCATCTTCTGTATCTCTATCTACAAACCAATTTTTATTATATCCAAATTTAAAATGGTTATTTAAAGTATATTCAAACATTAATAGTTTTCGTTAATTCTAATATTGATTTTATTGACCATTCTTTTTTTACAGCCCAACTTATTGATACTCTATATATATCTGAATTGTTAATTACTCTATGCGGAAATTGTGTACAACATAAAAAAGGATTATCAATCATTTTGTATTCATCAATTTTTTTAATTGAAGAACCATCAATTACAAATCTAGTATTTTTTTCAAAATCAGTGTAAATGTCATCAGGTCTAACTTCAAAAAATTCTGTAAGGCCATTGTTTGTACATCCTGAAATAGGTATATTTAAATTGTAATCTGTAATATGTGTTTTTTCTAAACCATCCATATGTATAGCTATAGCATGATTAGGTTTTATTCTTAAAACACGTAAAAATTTTTGTAAAAAAGGATATTTTTCAACTATTTTTATGAGTGGTTTATAAACTTCATTGTTCTCGTTTAAAAAATTAATAGTATTTACAGAATATAAAGATTTGCTAGTGTTATTTTCAGTAGATAAATTATCTATATAGGTGAAAATAGATTTCACTTCACTTACTAATGTTGGTATTTTTACCTCTTTGTATAAATCAATTGGCGTCATATTTTTTTAGATTTTAATTTATAATCTATTATAAAAACGGATGTATTTTTATAATTTTTCCATAATATGTACCAAACTTTTCTGGATACATCTTTACCATTAAAATTATTTTTTGTATCGTAAGCGTAAGTCCAACCTAAATTTTTATATCTATTATCGTTATGAGATACGGCAACCCAATTGGTCATATTATCGTAACACCATTTATTTTCAGTAATATAATCTGCTTTCATTTTCATTAGATATAACCAGATACTTTTGTTTCTATATTCTTTATTTGTCCATGACCATAAATGATAAATTTTATTTTTTACATATTTTCTGTCAAAAAATTTAATCATTGAGCTCGTGCCCACTAATTTATTATTATCATAGGCTCCAAAATGTTTATGTTCGCCGTTTGAAATGTCTTTATAATAAGTTTTATAATAATTTTTATCAACTATCATATTTTCTTCATCTTTTAAAGCTTCAAAGATTTCATTAAAATTTTCTACAATTTTATATTCTAATTTTTCATTCATTTAATACTTATAAAATCATCCAAATAATCTTTACAACAAGTGTACCAAATTATTTTTGATATTGGTTTATTATTATAAATTTTTTCAATTTTTGAATATTCTAGCCAGCCTATATTTTTAAATCTATTATCGTCTTTTGAAACCGCAACAAAATTTATAGTATCGTCCTCACACCAATTATTTTCTTTAATATATTTTGCTTTAATTTTCATTAAATTTAACCATATTTTTTTTCGCCTATGTTTAGGGTCTGTCCACCCCCACAAATGATATATTTTATTTTGTTTATTTTTATTATCAATATATTTAATCATAGATGTTGTGCCTACTAATTTTTCATTAATGTAGGCTCCAAAATGTTTATATTCTCCTTTTGCAATATCAGGAAAATTTTTTTCGTAATATTCTTTTTGTGCAACCATATTATTTTCGTTTTTAATAAATTTAAATATTTCATTAAAATTTTCTATAATTTTATATTCAATTTTTTTATTCATTTAAATTGCTATATTGCATAGGTATAAAGTCACTTTTTAAATAGCCTTTATTTTTAAATATATTATGTAACAATTTAGGTTTTAATATTGCATATTTAATTGCTACCGTAAAATTTGAACCATATTCGCCTATCATAATATTTTGATAACTATATTTACCTGTCTCTCCTTTATTATACATACTGTCTATAAAAATATGATATCTTCTAAAAGCTGAACTATTTTTGAACCATTCTTCCTCTCTTTTATTCCAACCTTTTACTTCAGTAACCCAATACCATTGAAAACAGCTTTTACTTTCTGCAAATTTGACGGCATTATCTATACACTCGGCTAGTCCCATTAATTTTACATTGTAAAGATTACTAATATTTGGCCTAACAGTCATATTAGATATGTAATGAATAGGAAGTGTTTTCCAAAAATTTTGAGTTAAAAATGATATAATACGTCCATTATCATCAAATGAACCTAAAACTTGAATAAAACCTTGAACGTTTTCCGAATTTTTAAAATTTTCTGACAATTGTAGATAGTTTTTTATTCTATCTTTTAATATTTGATCGTGTTGTGATGGCCTTCTTTTTTTGACTTGACACCATCTTGCGTCAACTAATTCAATAATTTGTTCAAAATCACTTAAATTTAATCGCCTAGTAATCATATAAATAACTATATATTATTTATACTATTATGTCAACCTTATATGAAAAGATAATTAAGATTCCACATCTCAATTTAACATCTTATTTGCCAAAAGTTCCTTTAAATGATATGTTAAAAGACCTATATCAATTTAAAGATAGCGATTATTTTCCTTATAAAACTGCAACTAAAAATAAACAATTTTTAGAATTTTTAGGTAATAATTGGAAAGGTATGTGTTTAATAGACTCTACTGAAGATGGCCGACAACATAATGATTACTATACGAGTAAAGTAAATGCCGATATTTTAAAACATAATTTTAAAAACGATAAAGCAGTTTTTCAGCCTACAAATATTGGTAAATTATGCCCTCATATGACAAAATATTGCTATGATATTGCAAAAAGTCCTCAAAGAACAAGATTAAGTAGATTAGTTGTGAACGGTAATTTTCATTGGCATAGCCATAAAGTTTTAGCTGAATCAACAACAGCAGATAAAAGATTTACAAATAAAACAGGTAAATATGAAAAAACTTTAATTATACACATTGTATTAACAACAAATAATAATTGCTGGATGGGAGTTTCAAATCAACACCCAATGGGAGGTCATCCTTTTGAAATACACAAACAACATTATGGCTTAGGAGAGGTATGGATTTTAAATGGTCATTACTATCATAATGTATTTAATAGTGGCACAACAACAAGAGAACATATAATGCTTTATGCAAATATAGATGATGAAAAACTTGCTCCTATTTTAGAAAGAGCAATTAATGATTACAAAGGCCCTATAATTGATGACGAAATTATACCTCAAAGAATTACAGGTTCATTTGTATTAAATCATAAAACAGGATTACCGTTTTAGCAATTATGAAAAAAACTGATTATTATAAAAAATTATTATTTTGTCCTTTAGATTTGCCTACACCTCCTGACGTTGATTATAATAAATTTAGTGAATGGCATTTAGAACAATTAGAATACAATAAAAAACATAACAAGACGGCAGCTTTGGCTGATGGTAAACAAGAATATCCTTGGCAAGTAAGTTGGGCATTATGGTGGAACACTTACGATAAACCAAATCCTTGGATATGTGATTTTGATAAAAAGTTTCCGGAGTTAGTAGAATATATAAAACAATATCCTTTTACACAAGCAAAAAGTATTAGTTTTCTCAATCAAAAAGAAAGTAGAGATGTATATTTACATACTGATCCTGATAAAAGATGGGGCATGAGATTTTATTTAAAAAACGGCTTAGGAGAGAAACTATATTTTGTAAAAAGTTTAGAACAAAGAAAAGAACGTTTAAAAACTATGCAAGATGGCCAGTATAATGATTTGTGGGAAAATAGTCAAAAAGAAAAGTTATATGCTAAATTTCCAACACAAAGATGTGCTTGGATGTTAAATAGTATGGACGCTTTTCATGGTGTAGAAAAAAATCCTAAGCCTGCTGGTAATAGAATAAGTTGTGTTTTAATAGGTGATTACAATTATGAAAAACTATTTAAATTATTTGATCGTAGTATTGAAAAATATAAAGAGTATGCGATTTTCTACTAAATATCTATATGAAAAATTTATTTCGTTCTAATACTAATTACTTTATACCAATACAAATTTCATTAACAATAATTTTATTATTAGCAATGATATTAGGTGATTTTAATTGGAAATGGTGGTTAGCTGGTGTTATAAGTTATTTTGTAACGGGTTGTTTAGGTATTACAGTTACTTTTCATAGATATTTAACACATCATAGTTTTAAAATGTCTAAAACTTTAGAATATCTTTTTAGTTTTTTTGGTGCTATGGGCGGTACAGGCTCTACAATAGGTTGGGTGGCCGTACATAGACATCACCATGATAATAGTGATACTGTAAATGACCCTCATAGCCCAAGACATCAAGGCTGGAAAGTTTTATTTCCTAATTATAATTTTACTTGGAATAAATGGGCTGTAAGAGATTTACTTGTAAATAAATTTCATTTATTTTTACATCAATATTATTTTTTAATACTTGCATTATGGGCTGTATTACTAACTTTAATATTTGGTATAGAAGGATTTATATTTTTATTTTCTATGCCTATTGTGTGTCAAGTATGGTCAAGTGTATTAAGCAACTATGTAAATCATGCTCAATGGGTGCCTCTTGGTTACAGAAATTTTAATTTAAAAGATGATTCAGTAAATAATGCTTTATTAGCTTTAATTACATTTGGCGAAGGTTGGCATAATAATCATCACGCAACACCTGGCCGTGCTTCATTTAAAAGAAGATGGTGGGAGTTTGATTTGACTGGTAGTATTATTAATCTAATCAAAAAGTAATACGATATGTATTCTAATCTGGCTTTTTTACCTATTAAAGTAGATTTTTTTAAAAATTTTAATATTATAGAAGATTTTCCTAATCAATTTCATTTTTGGAACTATAAACAATTACTAGACGAAAATAACAAATCAAATTATGATGTAAAACCTTGGCGCACAGATTTAAATAAAGAATATGATTTTGTTAAAAAATTAGTAGAACAATTACCCTATGATAATTTATCTAGTGTAAGAATAACAAAACAATTACATCCAGTTTTACAACATTTAGATATAACAACACTTGATTGTCCTTTAAATATATACGAGGATTTTGTAAAAAATGAACCTTGTGGATATAGATTTGTTTTGATAAACAAAAATACTTTTTTACAATTTTTTATTAAAGAACAATGGGTAACAGCTAATTTGCCTGATAATACGTATTGTTATTTAATGAATACAACTAAACTATTACATAGAGTTTTATCTTTTGATAATATGAGTGAAAGAATTACAATATATGTAAGAGGTAATGTTAATAAAGAAAAACATTTAAAAAATATAGAAAATAATTTAAAGTCTTACGAAAAGTATGCTTTATATATGTAAGAGTTTTAAATAAGGTTTATTTAATTTAGCAAATACTCTTAATTGTATTCTTTGACTTTTAACTTCTGTCGTACAGTGTAAACAAGCGTCATCAAAATGCCAAGCTTTATGTTTACTCTCATCTACCATAAATTTTTTACCAGTATTATAATCTTGTATCCATAAGTTGGCACCACCATCGGCTACGTTCAAAGTGATAGAACAAAAACCTTTATTGTAAAAATTTTTATTTGTTTGAGGCCCACTATCTTTATGTACAACGCCTATGCTTGGTGGCTCTTGTAATATACAACGTACTGTTAAAGGATATTCTATTGGTAATGATTTTATAACACTTTTAGTATATGATATATTTAAATCTTCACGCCAAGACCAAGGATTAGTATATTTTATCCATAAAGGCAATCTATCATTATTTTCAAATTTACCTTCCCAAGATTCTTTTTGAGATTTTTCTTTTTCAGGTAAATAAGTTAAATTTAACATTTGAAAAGTATTATATTCTCCTTTAACTAATTTTCTTTCTCCGTTTTCTTGCACATAATGATGTATCTGTTTGTTTTTTTCAAACATAGCTTCAGGAAATATATCGCCATTTGGGTCCCACCTACTATGGCCTTTTTCATTGTAATCTGTGGTAGCGACCATACTTTTTTCAAATACATTGTTTGTTAATAATTCATCTTTGATTTTTTGTTGGTCAAAATCAAAATCAATACTAGCCCATACTGGTATCATTATATTCCTTTGGTAAATATTTTTCTTTAAATTCTTTCAAAGAACAACTTATTAATTTAACTGCTATTTTTTGTTTTGTATTATTAATATTATATACATTATCCAAAAAAATTAAATCATTATAAAAAGTAGAATTTTTATTACCTAATGTTACTGCTTTTTTATCTTTAACTCTTTTTAAAAATTTAATCAGCCATTCATTATATATATTAAAAGTAAAAACAACCGCTTTGACATTTAATTTTTTAGCTTCTTCAAATTGTTTGGGTAACAAGTAATCGCCTTGCCACCATTTTTTTCTTGCATTAAGATTTGTCCAGGTACGAGAACCTAATATCATAATATCTTTTGACCAAGGACTTATATAACAACCACTGGCCGCTATGGGTTTTTCATCTTTTAATAACACAAAAAATTTACCTTTATCAAATCTTTTTTTCTTAACAATACTATACATTAATGATGATTTATTATTTTGCCAATTTTTCCAATTAATATTTTTAGATGCTACGCTATTATCTTTTTCAGAAAGTTTACATATTTCTTCTAAATTTTTTTTATAATCTTGCCAGTTTAAACTGTTTATAGATAATACTTCAATATTATTCATTAAATTTATTTTATTTTACAAATAGTTTTTCTTCAACAATTTCTTTTATAGGTTTGCCAAAATATTTACTTTTGTTATACGTATCTGTATTTTTATCGTAATTTAACCAAGGTGTTAATCCTAATACAATGTTAATTCTAGGTTCTTTTGTTTTTGGTACTTTTAAAAAAGCAGCTCTATGATCTAATCTTGTATTCCACAAATAAACTTTTCCAGTTTCTAAAACATAAGTTTTATTTTTGAATTGTATCACATATTCTTCACTTGTTTGTAAAGGTATATTTACTCTTAATATTTGACAAGTAGGTTCGTCAATATGCCAACCATCATTTTCGTTAAATGGTAATTGATTATAACCAAAAAGATATGCTACTCTACTTCTAACTATATGAAAATTAAATCTATCTAAAAAAAATCCTAAATGTTTTTGAATAACATCATCTATTTTTCTAAATCCTAAACCATCATAATATGTATCTTTCATTTGTTTATGATCTCCTGGATCTATATTTGAGCTATGATTTTGGCTTAATAATTTTGAACCAAAAACTTGGTGATAAATGTTTTCCGATTTTTCAAAAAAAGTTGGATTGTAGGTTAATCCAAAACCCTTATATGTATTACTTGTAAAGTATTTAGTGCGCCACGCTTGTAAATGCACCTTTTTTTCTATTGCTTTTACTCCTTCTAAAATTTTACTTACAGGAGGTAAATTTAATTCTTCAAGTGTAAATTCATACCAATCAAAATTAATTTGAAGTTCATCTGTATTTTCAAAAAGCTTTAATGCTTCATTATATATCATAATATTTTTTTTCAATAATTCTATTAGCTACTTTTTCAAAACTTTCATTTTCAATAGATATTTTAAATAATAATCTTTCATTGTCGCCATTTGTAACACTATGTGGTTGTGTCGTATCTAATAAAGCACTTTTATAAAAATAATTTTGGCCATTTATTGTTATAGCCGTGTTACTTTCACTTAATAAAAAATTTAAAGAACATTTTGTTGTACCATCTGTATGCGTGTTTATAAAAGCATTAGGTTTTAACCAATAAAATCTAGGTGTACCTGTAACTTCAAAATCTTTCATAATTTCTTTTATATAATCACAAGAATATATACTGACTTTCCAATCTGTAAAAATTTTATTTGGATAACGGCCGTCTGTATGAAATGCAGATAACTTTTTAGCTTCTTCAGATTCTTTTAAAATTAAATCTTTTTTAAGTTCGTATTTTAAATGTAATAATGGTTGCATAATTATCAGTTTTAAATATATATAACTATTTATCTGTTATAAATAACATATAAGGAGTGATTATATGGTAACAATAAATGGCGTAGAATATGATGAAACAAAGTTTAGTGATAAATTAAGAAATTATATTATTGCTAGACAAGAAATTGTACAAAGTAAAACCCGTCATGTTATAGAAGTTGAAAAGATAGATGTCTTAATAGAATACTATAATAACAAAATTATTGAAGAATTAGGTATACAAATAAACAAAGATACAGATAGTAAAAAATAATGGCTGCTATAGCTAACTTATCAATAGACCAAGGTGCAACTTTCACATCAGACGTTACGGTTAAAGATCTTGACGGAGCCGTATTTGATTTAACAGGTTACACTGGTCGAGCCAAAATGGCCAAAGGTTATGCTTCAACAAAAACACGAACAACAATAACAGTTACATTTGCTGCTGATAGAACCACAGGCGTGTTAACAATTTCATTAACGGCCAATCAAACATCTGCATTAGATCCTGAAAGATACGTTTATGATGTGGAAATTGAGTCGCCAACAGGCGTGGTTACAAGAGTTATAGAAGGCATTATTACAGTTAGACCTGAAGTTTCTACATAAAATAAATCTATATTATAAGTTAAAAATAATATAAATATATCAAAAAGAGAGATTTAAATGGTTAACATTACAGCTAAAATTAACACACCCTCATCATCTGGACCTCAAAAGGTATCGGTTAGCGTTCCTGCAACTGTAGCCGTACAAAATAGTAATTTACAATTAAAACTTTTAGGTGATGTTGATGTAACCGATTTAAATGACGGAGCATTATTACAATATAGAGCAAGCGATCAAAAATTTGTAAGTAGAAACGAAATAATTACAAATACAGGTAATTTAACTCTAAATGGAGGAGAATACTAATAAATGGCAACAGTAATTAAAATTAAAACATCTAACGCCGTTGGTAAACCCGCTACAGCCAAAATCGGAGAGCTTGCATATTCTTATGGAATAGGTGCATATAACACAAATGGTGATAAACTTTTTATAGGTGTAGGCCCTATTGATGGTGTAGGTAACGCTTCTATACAAGAAGTTATTGGCGGTAAATATTTTACAGATTTAGCAGACCATGAGCCAGGCGTTCTTACCGCTTCATCAGCAATAATTGTTGACGCAAGTAAAAGAATAGATGAATTAGCTGTAGGTAATCACGTTACAGATGGCGGTACAATAAAATTTAATGAGGGCACAAGCAATGGTGCTAATTTTGTAGGACTTAAAGCTCCTAATAATTTAGCGGCTACAACTACATTTACTTTGCCTACAGGAGATGGTTCACCAGGCCAATATTTAAAAACTGATGGCTCAGGTAACTTAGCATTTGAAACCGTATTTTCTAATGTTACAATTGTTGGTGATACAGGCTCAGATACATTTAATACTAACGAGACTTTAGATTTTGAAGGTAATGCTCAAATTAATACCACTGTAAGCGATAACAAAGTCTCCTTTAATATTATTAATGATTCAATCGGTACAACGCAACTTACAAATGCAGGTGTTACAAATGCAAAGTTAGCAAATCCGGATACAACATTAGGTAGCACAACACTTACTTTAGGTTCAACACAAACAGATTTATCAGGATTAACTTCTTTAGTTGTAGATGACTTAACATTAAACGGCCAATCAATTACAACAATAATTGGAAATAAAGATATTGTATTAACACCACACGGCACCGGCACAGTTACCGTTCCAGCAGGATATAAAGATCGAGCAGGTTTTGGAACAACATCACTTGCAACAAAAGAATATGTTGATTCAGTATCTCAAGGTTTAGATGTAAAAAATTCTGTTGTAGTAGCAACAACTACAAATTTAGTAGCAACTTACAATAATGGTACTTCAGGTGTAGGTGCAACATTAACTTTTGCTTCAGCTGTAAATACACTTGATGGTATTGCATTAACAGATGGCGATAGAATTTTAGTAAAAGATCAATCAACAGCAAGTGAAAATGGTATTTACGTAAGAACATCATCAACTGTTTTTACACGAGCAATTGACGCTGATACAGCAAGTGAAATTACAGGCGGCACATTTGTATTCGTAGAACAAGGTACAGCTAACGCAGAAAATGGTTATGTCTTTACACATGAAGGCACACCTACATTAGGTTCAACATCACTTACAGTATCACAATTTTCAGGTGCAGGCCAAATTACAGCAGGTGCTGCTTTAACAAAAACTGGTAATCAAATAGATGTAGCGGTAGATAACAGTTCAATAGAAATTGTAGCAGATCAATTAAATGTAAAAGCATTAGGTATTACAAACTCAATGTTAGCAGGTAGTATTGCAACAAGTAAATTAGCTGCGCCACATTTTTTTATTTCAGACGAAACATCATCTGTTGCACAAATAAATTTAAATCAAACTTTACAAATAAATGCAGGCGAAGGTATTGATACATCTATTTCAGGCAATATAATTAATATTATAGGAGAATTAGCGTCAAACGCAAATATAGGAGTAGCTTCATTTAATGCAGGTAATTTTACAGTTACAAGCGGTGATGTTACCGTAACAACAATAGACGGAGGAACATATTAATGTCATTTTTTATTTGGCATATTTTAGCAATTTTAACAGTTATGACTGTTTCTTATATTATAGGGTATAGTGTAGGTCATAAAAATGCTATTGAAAAAAGAAATTTTAAAATTATAGATCGTATTAAAGATATTTTTAGGAAATAATTATGGCAACTGTAATTAAACCTAAAAGGTCAATCGTACCAGCTTCAGTTCCGCTAGCAGGCTCTTTAGAAATAGGCGAATTGGCTATGAACATACCTGATGGTAAATTTTATACAAAAGATCAATTTGGTTCTGTATTAGAAGTTGGCGGTGCTGGTGCAATTACACTTCAAGGTGTTACAGACAACAGTGCTGTCACAACAAACAGTATTACTTTAAATGGTGGCAACTTAATATTTGAAGGTCTTGTTGAAAATGCTTTTGAAACAACTTTAACTGTAGCAGAACCAACATCAGATCGAACAATTACATTACCAAATCAATCAGGCACAGTGGCGATGGACGGAGACGCTTTAGCATACTCTATTGTTTTTGGAGGATAAAAAATGGCAAGTCTATTTAAAAATGCCGGAATGCAAATAGTAACATCTGATAATGCTAGTGCAAATTTCTATACTTGTCCTGCTGGCACAGTGGCCGTTATACACGCTTTATATATTTCAAATAAAAGTTCTTCAAACGTAGGCAATGTAGATGTAAAAGTTACAACTGATGGCGGTACAACTTTTTATCATATAGGAAAATCTTTAGAGATAGAAACTAATAATACATTAGTTTTAGATAAACCAGTAAATTTAGAAGCAAATGATATTATTAGAATTGTTGCCGAGCTCAATGTTGACTCAACTGCACCAGATATAGAAGCATTTGCTAGTATATTGGAGATTTCATAATGTCATATTTAATAGGTACAACTTCAATATCAGTAGATAAATTAAAAAATTTTAATGCTTT